CGATTGTCCTACCGCTATAGCTCCAGTTGCCACCACTGATACCCTCCATATCCCCTCGGTGTCTATGGGGACATTCTCGGATGTGGAGGAAGCTGATTTGAGTGCTATCCCAACACCTTCAAAAAACGCTACTGGCTGCCCCTTGTCAACTAATCCATCGCCAGGATCGGCATGAATTAAGAGCACTTCCTGGACATAGACGTGTCTCCCTTCATAAGTTGACGATATCTCATCCCCAGCTTGCGCATGGGAATTGTAGTAGTGATTGGCCGCTATTTCTGTCTCTTGCTCTGGCCATGGCCCAGCCATGTTTTACCTCCCCCTCACAGCAGTTTCAATCTGCACATCTGTCCAATCTGGGTTTGCACGCTTGATAGACTCTCTCAGTGCCGCCTTATCCTTCTCAGGATCGGGCTGAGAGCTCCCCAGATTCCTGACCTTGCCCGCTTCGGATAGCTTGGCGATATAGTCCTTCTCAGACTTAATTGCCTCCTCTATTCCGTCGGCGGACTCGGCATCAACGAACTTCTCCAGGATACGTTCCTTGGCGGCAGTAGGAAGTTCAGCCTTGTCTACAGCCTCTTTAATGGCGGCTTGTGCTTCAGCTTTTACTTTTGCCTTCTCCGCTTCGGCAATCTTGGTTTTGAGCTCATCCCGCTCTGTAGTCAGAGTGTTAATCTGCCCCTCTAGTTCCTTAACCTGTTCTTCCAGTTCCATTTTGTGTTTTACCTCCTGTTGTATTTCTGCCCTGATACTAGCCTCAATAGACTTGACCAAATCAGGGCGGTGTTCCCTCAAGGTCGAAAGTTCAATTAGGTCTATGTCACGGCTTCTGTCCGACTCGTAAAATGTGACGATTCCACCAGCACCAGGCTCAGTCACAAAGTCAACTGACCTGGCGGTTACCAGCTTTTCTATCACTAGAGTTTCCTTGCCCTCGATTGTGGCCTTGGATGCACTGCCTACTGCATTGATGGAAATGCCCATCTCAGCGAGCATTTGTCTATCTCTGAGTGAGGCTAGTTTCTGCATCAACCATGGCTCAATGATTTCGGCAACCCCGGTGACAATGCCGTTTTCATCACAACTCACCTCGGTCAAGGTCGCAACCCAGTCCTTAATCGACCTTTCAGGACGGGATTTGTCCTCTTCATCTGTTGGGTGATCCGCATACATCTTCACACCCTCGAATATTTTATAGTCCCGTTTGAGCATTTCGGCTGGATAGTAGCGATCTTCTGTGGTGTTGAATCCTGCCTTGATGACTACGACAGTTGCTCGGCCTTTCTCAAATTTGGCTTCGGTGAGAGGAACATATGCCTTCAGCAATTCTCTAGTCTCAGTTTCCTTAACCCATCGTGGGATATCTTCATCTTCCACACCGAGCTTTCGATATTCACTCCTTATCTTCCGCTTAACAGATGATAGGTCGGCGCTAGGGATTTCCACTCTATTGCCCCTGAACCCACCGGGGCTGAGGGCTGCCGCTGCTTCATTTAACTGCCTCTTTGTGACTTTACCTGATTCACATAATCTCAGCTTCCATGTAGAAGGCTTATCTTTGTCTGGCACATATGCGAAAGCAGAAGATGGATATTTCACCCCATCCTCAATCTTCATAGCCTCTTGTTCTTTCAGCCAAGCCAAGACTGAAGTAGCCTCTCTCAGTGCTTCTTTCGCCTTCTCAGCTTCTGGTTCCTCTGAGGATAGAAGCTCCTGGCAAAGTTCGACTATCTTTTTAATCCGGGCGGCATCAAGGGAAGCATTGCGTTTGCTTGCTTCCTGAATAATCTCAGAGTAAGTAGATTGCAAGGATTCTATAGACTCTCTTCGTTCCCCGACTTCCTTCGCCCTCATTTGGGTGCCACACTCTGAGCATTCCTGCGTGTTACACTTCACATCCTCAGCAACGGTTGTTTCATTACCGCACTTGGGGCAGACGCAGGCGTGTTCGCCATGTGGATGCACAGCTTCCTTTGATTCCTTGGCGGCTGGCTCAAATGTCCCATCTCGGCTTTTGCAGTGAGCTCGGGCACTTTGCTCTGTCCATGCCTCTTTGTTATAGCGCAGAGCTTGGATGGAAGATTTCCCGTCTTTGACTCCATATACAACATCTATCTTCTTCCCATCATGTTCTTGCTCTCCGTTCTTCCGAGCGAATCTGTCAAATTGGCCTGGGTCTGCTAATCTGCATGAATGTTCGTTTGGATATGGCATATTTACCTCCTATCAATGGATTTCCAATAGTTATGCGGAATGAAGTGATTATTAATATAGTCATAATCTTCCCTTTCAAGTTTCTCTTCCAAATATTCCAACCTCCATTCGGGTTTGCAACTAGCCCCCATAAATATAAAATAGAAAAATCTATGAATCTCTATAAATACCTTTCTAATTCTGCATATCATTTCAACCATCCTCCTGATTTGGATAACAAAAAAAGACCGCAGGCCCGAACATCTCTGCTCGAAACCTGCGGTTCTTCCTGCTAGGTTAAGTTATATTCTACTGACTAATTGTCTAATTGTTATGGCTACTTCACATGGACATACTGAGTAGTAAATAATTCCATATCTGCTGTCCATGCTCTATATGATAAGCTGATTTCAACTTTCGCAACCTTCACTGTATATTTATGAGTCCCTTCATCTTCTTTGCCTTTCAATAACATATTTAGCTCTATCGTATCTCCCTTTTCCAGCCTACCACATTCGAAGAATCCCATTGGGAGGCTTTGAGATTCTGCCCAATCTTTGGGTTTCTTCCCTTTATGCCAAAATACCATAGTTTTCATAGGTTCCTCCTTTAATCTAGCTTGATTGTCTTCTCAATAGTCAGAAGTGTAGGCTTCCCGTCCCGTATTTGCACCTTGACACTGCCAAAGTCCACATCCTTAACTATTGTCTCGAAAATCTCTTTTAGCCTGTCCTCTAGTGTTTGAGTTTCAGTCTTAATCATATGAGCCTCGCTGGAGATACGACGCATCGGCAGTTCTTGACGATTATGTTATTGGCAATGTATAATTGCTCCAACGATTGGAGGTCATATACATGTCCAGAATAGTTGAAATTCCTAATCTTGATAATTTGCTCAGGCGCTATCAAGCTGGCGAATCTGAGTTGAAACTGTCTAGAGAGTTCAGTATAGATAGGGGTCTTATTCGTAGACGCCTGCTCAAAGCTGGTATTATCCCTCGGAATAGTAGCCAAGCCAACATTATTAGAATGAGCAAGTTGTCTCCTGCCGAACGAAGGAGCCTTACTGCGAAAGCCCATGAATCTGCCAAGGGTAGGAAAGCTACCACCGCTGAGCGAGAACGTAGGGCGAAAACAGTAGAGGCGAAAGGTCTCGGTATTTCCCAAACCGAATATATTCTTGCAGATATGCTCAGAGATAAAGGATTCTCGAATTTTATTCATCAAAAGGCTATTGGGGTATATAATGTTGACATCGCCATCGAAAAACCCCGCATCGCCATAGAAATCTTCGGGGGTGGTTTCCACAGCGCTCTGCACCATTCCACTTTGCATCATAAGAGAATACCATTTATCCTCAATAGCGGTTGGAGCATTGTCATTATATGGGTCGATGCTAGACGCTATCCCCTGACCATCGAGGCTTGCAATCACGTAATCTCTCTCATGGAGAAATTTCGCTCTAATAAAACCAGCAGGTCCGAGTATCATGTGATTAGGGGTAATGGTGAGATTGTGCCCATTCTCAGTGGTGAATTCAATTGCATCTCCGTCGTAGAAAGCCCGACTTCCCGCGATAGTAAGGGGCGCTTCCACTCTAATATCAGGTAATAAGCAACCCGGATGCGCTGGCTCTACCATATGCCCACTAGGAAAGAGGGAATCAAAGGGGATAACACCAGCAGCCTCATTTCCCAGGCATATATCACAAGCATCCCCGCCGGCACAAATCCACTCTTTGGCCTCTACGCCCATATCCCTGCCACGCTGCAGGAAGCTCTCGCCTAGTGCATTCGCAGTCTCAGTCCGTGCTATAAGTTGACTGCGGTATCGGGACATATTCTCAAATGCCTTCCTGATATCCCGTGACAACCCCGGTATGCCCCGCTTATTCTTGATTCCGTCGGAGATTAGCTCGGCCAACTGTCGCCTCGTTTCCTCGTTCAATCCTTTGACTAGCTTCGCACAGTGCGCCTCAGCCCAGTCAATGGCTTCCTGGATAGGCGGCCCCTCATATGCTATTGGTACCCCACCCTTAGTCTTGCCCCACGTTATCATCTCAGCCA